TTAGGAAAACCAGCCCTTTACAAATCCCATTGCAAAGTCCGTAAGTGCTACTACACCCCAAATGACCAATCCAAATGCAACTGCTGCTACAATACGTAATACCCACTTTTTCCCTTTGCTCAGCTTTGGTTTTTGTTCGTTTGCATCGGTATTTTCTTCCCCTTGATAAGGAGCGTGCTTTTTTAAATCTTCCAATACAATATATAACGTTTCATTTGCCTTTTCCCAATCTGCATATTGTACGAACAGTTCAAACACACCTTCTTCAATGGTAGGTTTCCTGTCAATGTAAATCCCTCTGGCACGAAATGCGTCTAAAATTTCATTAGATTCAGCATACATGGCAGCAGTTAATAAAACCAAATTTCCGGGCTTTGGTTCTGTAAGCGGCTCATTACAATTAGAACAAGTTGTCCCGTTTTCATATAATGCATGGCATTTGGAACAATATAGCATAGGTGTAATCACTTCCATTCTTGGTAATTATCATACCATAGGAGATATATTGTTACAAGTATTGGTTTTTCATAAAATACAAAATATCAGCTGGTAAAATACCAACTGATATTTTTGTAACCTATTCTTTAGAGATATACATACCGGAGATAGAATAAACTGTGCCGGCATTATCAATATAAATTAGACGTCCATCAGCACCCAAAGTGCCTTGATAGGAACTTTCTGACAATAACCAGGAACCTTGTTGTGGAAATCCACTCCATATATTATCACTATTAGTAACAATAACATGAAGTTGCTGCCACAAACTTGGATCCGTTTCAAATGGTAAACCTTCAATATAAGCATTACCTCCGGTTCCTGCATTGGTAATCGTAATTCTGCCTACTACATATACCAATTTTCCAAATTTATAATAATATCCATATGAGATATAAGAACCATCAAAATCCCAAGTATATCTATTAATTCGCGGCGTCCATTCTCCGCTTACAAAGAAATCATCAAATGTTGGCATTTGTACCAACTTACCATCAGAGTTCAAAGAAGCAACTCCATTTGCAACCCCAATTGTATTTGCTGCAACCGCTCCTACATCTGTCGCACTTAAAGCAACATTTGCGGAAAGAGGTTTTCCGTTAATGGTTCTGCCGGTGGGAACTGCCCCAACATCAGACGCCGTCGGCATTTGTACCAACTTGCTATTGGAATTTAAGGTAGCAACACCATTTTCCTTTCCCAACAAAGATACGTCTACTGCTCCGGTATCCGCCGCATTCAGTACAATATCAGAACTTAAAGGTTTACTGTTTACAGTTCTGCCGATGGGAACTGCTCCAATATCAGATGCTGTCGGCATCTGTTTTAGTTTGCCGCTTTCATCCAAACCCGCAGCTCCGTTAGAGACATTCAATTTTGCAACATCCAATTTTGTATTTTGTAAACTCTGAATATCAGATTTTAATTCTGTTTTCAAATCTAACACAACACCTGTGGTTGCATAGGCGTCTGCTGTTACCTGAACCGTAATTTGATTTGTGTTTGCCACAATCAGACGTACCACGTAATCATTAACATAGTTTGGACTTTCTTGATTGGAAGGAATGATATCAGGCTGATTTTCTGCTGCCTGTATTACCATAAACAATACATCATCTTCTTGATTTTCCAGTTTTGCGTAAATACCAATTTGATATAAAGAAAAACCAGTTAAAATATTTTGATTGCTGAGTGTTATGCGAAATTGTAAATTACTTTCAATGGATTGTGATGGATAAAGAACCATATCTTTCGGATTTTGAATGCCGGTTAGTTCTTCCAAACTGCCTTCTGTTCTTGTATCACCACATTCAGCTTTTGTTATTACAAGATGCTGTTCAGAAATATAAGACAATAAGTTTTTTCCCGCATTTGTAATAACGGATGTCCATTTAGATGTTGACATTACAAATCACCTCCTGTTTGTAACTTCCGATTGCTGTTCCAACATAAAGTGTTGAAGGCAATGAAGTCATTTCAATTAATGTTTCTTGTAAATGAGCCGGTTTCAGCTCTCTAATCGCTTTCAAAAAACCATCTTTATTTTCAATGGCTGATGCTGTTCCGTCAAACTTAATTTCAAAACGGAACTCGTCGTTGTATTCAATTATCTCTACATCGCTGTTACAAAAGCTCTTTGCAACGTTTTTCATCATTTCTAACGTTGCAGTCCCATTCCCACGCAATTTTGATAAAATACAAGCTCGTCTAAACTCCAAACTACGGGTGGTATCAGCCTCAATTCCATATAAATATTCCCATATAGGTAACGACCAAGTTGCAGTTTGGACATTTAATTGATTTAAAAATTCTTCACGCTGCATCCATGCAGAATTTATCTGCTTGGTAAATGCATTTTGTAAATCGACTACTTCCGGACTGTTATGATAAAAGTCAGGTAATTGCTCAATAAGGGGACGTATTGCCTTGATTCCGTCTCTTGTCATGTTAAGACCCCTCCCGTTTGTATACTTCCACATGATTGATAGTGATTGACTCCAAAGAAGGTACTTGATTAAAATCAATTTCAATGACGCCTTGGTTTTCATCATCAGTTACACCGTTGATAAGGAACGAAGTGTAATCATCTACTAAATCGACATTTAAAATCATATAAGAGATTCTGTGAAAATTAATGTTGTACTCTTGAAAAGCAATATTCTTCAAGTAAGCATCCAACAAATTTTTAAACTGTTCACCAATGGACAAAATTGCTTTTTCTTTCCTTTTTTCGTCCATTTCTTCTTCATTTACCAATTTCACAGTTGCATGAACAGAAATAGGAAATCGTTTTGCACTTTCTACAAACACAGTTGCACCAATAGGGCGAACTGTCTCTATGTATGCCTTACAGTTATTTTCAATGACTGTATCAACCGGTTCACTGTCTTTTCCAAGAATTAAAATCAACAATTGATTCGCTTTGTCTTGATATTTTTCAATGACTCTCGCAGACTCTACCCCTGCAACTGATAAAGCCCATTTTTCATAATCATAAATATTACCGCTTGTACTTGGTTTTCTTAAATATTGGTATAAACGTTCTACCAGTTCTGCATCTGTTTCGGGGTCTGTACCTCCGTTCGCGCTTGTAGAGGTAACGGTGGGTAAGGAGCTTTGCGAAACAGCGAACTGATGAATGCTGTTTTCCGGAACGTTGTACTGTGCCCCTACTTCTCTTGCAGTTACTTCACCGCTTCCTTCCCCATTTGATATTTCAATCGGATTTGTATTTACAAATATCAAACCGTTATCTGTTACAAATTCTGTATTGGCTTCTATCGTCATATCAGATTCATGATGCAGAGTAACCGTGGCGATTGCTTTTGTTCCTTCTTTTCGTTTGATGCCATATTCTTCACAACGTTTATCTATGTACTCTCCGGATGTTTCATCTACAAATGCAATTGGCAGCATAGCTCCCATAGAACAGTATAAATTCCAAATTTGATAAGCTACCGCGCTTACCATTTCATTGGTATAACTGCCTTCCCGTTTGTCTGCATCAGATGTCATATCTTCTAAAATTTTGTTTTTTATTTCCTCGTATGTTTGGGTATTGAACTCAAGCATTGACTTTCACCTCCCCATAACGTGTATTTAGTATGCACGAAATTGACAATACATCATTTGTAAAAGATACGCTTACTTCTTTTACATCAGTAATATAAGGATTTTCCGTTAGAGTTTGGCGCACATAACGCATGGCTTCACTCTGTTTCAATTCTTCCGATACTGTTTGTCCAATTAATGATTCTAACTGACATCCGTAATTCCAACTGTAAATTGGATAACTATATTTTTGTACATGCAGCGCTTTCCAAGCCCAAACCAATACAGCTTCTTTTCCCGTAATCCATTTGGGACTTCCATTTTTATAAATTGGAATATTATGTTCAAAATCCCATGCAATTTCTTTATACATGGGTAAAGATGCATCTTTCAATTCCAGTTCCGGCTGAATCATTGGAAATAAATTCATCCATTCACCACCTTACACAAAACCAAATGCATAGAATCGTCTTGATTGCTTACCGTAATCAATTGCTCTCCTATATTTGGTTTTGTTTCTTCATTTAATAACGTTTGATTGATTAACAGTTCTGTTCCACTGCACGGAATACCACCAATTTTGACTGTAAACGGAGAATGATTTAACAATGTACTGATACGAAATGTTTGAAAGACTGAACGCTGTCGTTGGTTAACATCATTTCTCTGCATATTAATTAAAGCTGAAAAAGGATTCTCTTCCATATTTCTCCTCCTATGTCGGATCTGTACCTGATTCTTTTTCGTCCATGACATTTTTTAAATTTAAAACCAATTTATTCAAGTAAATTCCATTTTTCCATGTATGAGTGTCACCATCAATGTAAAACAGTCCATTGATTCCCGTATAAGGTTCTTTGACAATGACAGAATTTCCGGTAATATTACGGATATCTCCAAGATTGTTCACCGTAATTTTTTGAGTTACTCCGTTGTCATCCAAAGTTTTTTGTGCTTTGTCCGAGACATCATCTTTTCCTTGGGACATGTAATTTTGCATAAGACCATAAAGTTTTATATATTCATCATTTTTCATGGTTTTAATCAAATTGTCATTGGAATCATAAATGACTACCTGATTTACCATATTTTGAATGCTTTCAGATACACTTGCATCCATTAAATTCGAACCGCCTTCCAATACCAAAGTATTTTTTTGACCTTCTTTTTCGCGAATGCAAAGCTTTGTACCTTCAAATCTGGTAATATATTTTTTATGTGTTTTTTCAGATGCAATGGTATATGCGCTTTGAATGATATCGTATAAATTGCGTCCAATAAAATTTTTCGTAATGGAAATTCCGGTGGATGCAATGTCTCCTACAGGAATGCTGAAATCTCCGCAAATTCTCCGCGCGATTGCCTCAGGAGTTTGATTGGTAAATTTATAGGTAGCTTCATTTTTCTTTAAGTAAAATCCCCTGTCAAAGCAAGTAACATCAATGGTATTTCCATTGGTGCTTTTTTGTCTGCTGAAGATATTTCCTTGAAACATAATCTCATTATTCTCCGTTAAGGTGACAGCATTTCCCAATTCGCAACGAATGGAAGGAATGCTGTTGTCGATTGGAGAAGATACCATAGAAAAATCCAACGTTCTGGAACATTGCTGATAATCACCGGATATCGAAACGATTGTTACCAATTGTGTAATATCAAAGGTACCATCACTGTTTTTGATTGTTATATTCATAATCATTCACCTACAGTAAAGAACGGTCCGGAATTGTGACAACTTGTCCGGGATATATTAAATTTGCATTGGCTATACCGTTATAAGAAGCCAATTTCCAACAAAGAGTTGCATCACCGTAATAGCGATAAGAAATATCCCACATGGTGTCTCCCCATACCACTGTGTAATAATCCATATGAGGAGGCGTTTCTTCTACAGGGGCATCCTCTGTTTGAATTGCATTTAATTCCCGTACTTGTCTTAATTTAATGGAAGCATAAATATCGTTGGTACCATCCTGCTCAGACAGAGTGATGTTTTCTACTACCACCGGTAAATTTACTGTGGTGTCCGAAACAACAAAACGCAGTTTTGTACGCTCCTCAGCCCATTTGATAAACATTTCCGCCGATGTATAAGGATTTTCATGATAGGTTCCCACAACAAACGGATATTTTTTTGAGGGAAACATGCAGTCAATGCTGATGGTTGACAAAGTGCTGTAACCTGCAATATTGACATCGCCCATGGTATGAATATTCACTGTTTCTACTCGAATACCATAATCTACTTTGAAAGATTTAGGAGAAATCGGCAAAATATATTCGCTGCCTTCGCCATATTTAAAAATAAATTTTCGTAGCATAGCTCCTCCTTTTTAAAATTACTTCAACTAAATTGCTTTTCAGCATAAATCTTTTGTAAAAACAAAAGGCATTCAAATATTGAATACCTTTTGCCGCCAATTATGTAATTGCATAAGCTTTCTGCATTTCAGCCACAAAGGCTTTTGCTACTTTTGTAATATCTGCTTCTTCACGAATTACAAATTGATTTCCTGTTACAGTAACACTAGGTATATTTTTTTGTTGACGTACCTGTTGTGCGGTTAATACCTGTTCGCCTTGGTGCAATAAAGTCGGATAGTTGTCATACGGAACGCGTTCAAGACCAAATGCGGTGGATGCATACATGGAAGAACCCGGAATGCCAGAATTTCTTTTGGCTCTATACATAGCAGAACTGCCTCCTGCATTATGACCGAAAGTATATGAATCATATTTATCAATATACTTCCCTAATACATTCTGTGAGTATCCATTTTTTTGTAAATCTCCATTTTCTATAGCTGCATTTATGTCACCAAGATTATTCATATTAACCGACATATTGTTTTTCTCAATTGCATCCGCTAAAATTGCATTTGCATATGTTTTCACTCTGTCCAGTGTATTGGAAACACTTTCAGAAAAAATGGACTCCATAGCATAAATATCTTGTGTAAAGGTTACAATCGAGTTTTCCACCACAGATTGGGCAAGATTGGCATTTGCATTATATAACGACATTCCCTCTTCAGATTTTGCAAATTCTTCTTGTCTTTTTATGCCAATCATAGACCAATTATTCTCTAAAATTAATCGTCGATCTAAATCGCTGTTTTCGTCGTAAAGCCCATCGGTTTCATTTTTATATGGATCTTTCAAAAATGCATCCATTTGTTCTATCATGTGCTGGTCAAGGGCATTATCCAGCTGTGCTTTTCCACGGCCAATTTCTTGCTTATAATTTAATAATTCTTGTTTATGCTCTTCAAACCAACTGATATTTTGCTCTAATTGTGCTTCGCGTTCAGAATTATACCCTTCTCCTTCCGCTTCATTTAAAGACTTTAATGAATTTTCCCAGGTCAGTGCTTTTTGCTCATATGTAGATAAACCTTCATTTGCAGTTGCACCATACATAGCGTTTAAGACTGCTTCGGAAGCTTCTTGACCACTGATTTGTCCATTTTGAACCTGCAAACGCGCTTGTTCAGATGTAATACCCTTTTCGTTAGCCAACTCCTGATAAACATCAACACTACCATTCTGAAAAGAATCTATCATTTCAATTGTGGCTTGATCTGCCTTTTGCATATCACTTAAAGTAAGCGCAATACTGGTCAACTCATCAGCAGTCAAACTTGCACCTTCCCCTATGCTTTGCAGCATCTCTACCGCTTTACTGGTTTCCTGTGCATCGACCGCATTATTATGTAAAGCATAATATAAGCCTAATTGTTCGTTTTTGGTATAAGGTGAATCTGTTTGTCGATTCACCTTATCTAAATAAGTATCAGCAGAATTCCCTAGAAAAAATCGCATTCGATTGCTATTTGTCTGAAAGTTTCCTGCCATGGACGAGCCTTCTATCAGCTCTTCATTTCTTTTTTCCAGAACATCATTATATTTATCAATGGCATAATTTTTGAATTCTTTTTTGATGTCGTCATCTTTGGACTTATCTCCTGAAAACTTGTCTATCAGCGCTCCAATTCCGCCACCGATAACAGCTCCGGCCAGCCCTCCCAATACGGTGCCAACAACAGGAAGAAAAGCAGTTCCCATAGCAGCAGAAACAGTGCTTGCAATAGCACCACCTGCCTTCGCGCTGATAGCCGCTTCTGCTGTTGCCATGCCAATATCCGCACCAATGGATGCATAATCGTTCACGTTGGATTGTGACCTTTCACCTGAACCAAAATTTTGAAAGCGTTCTCCTGTTCTGCCATGAATAACAGTATTCGATAATGTACTGTTGTTACCAAACATCCCTGCCCTGTTATCAGCTTTACTATATTCAATTACTAGATTAGACAGTTCTCTTTTTGCTTGCTGTGAACTTTTTGAGATACGTTCTATTTGTTTATTCACATTACTGTAATTTGCATTGGCAAGCTGCAAAACCATTTGGTCTGCTGCATTGCCGGTATTTTTAAATTGCTGCTGTAAATCACGTAGTGTTTGCTGCGCTTTTACTGCATCTATATTCAAAGATATCTTTTCTTTATTTAAACTTTTAATCTTTGCGCTAAGTTCTTCTATATCTTTATTAAATGCAACGGTTTTTTCACGCATGGAAGAAATACTTTGTGAGTATTGATCCTGAACACTAACCGATATACTTATGTTTCTTGCCATTATACTTGCCCTCCGTTGCACTCCTGCTCACAAAAGGCTCTGATTAACTGTTTTTCTCCCGGTGGCATACGATAAAAATGTCCCGGCATAACGTTTTTTTCTCTAAAAAGATAATACATCAGATTTAATTCAGAATCTGTGCTTATTTTTTTTTTATTTCTTTTAAAGTAACTACGCGATAACCGCTTAATTTTTCAATCTCACGGGAAATATCTTCAATTTCGCCCGGCAAAAGCAAACGTTTGATTAAATCAACAGTGGTTTCACAGCCATACTTTTCTCTAAGTTCTTTTGAACGAAAATCAGGGGCAACAACGCCTTCCAGTACAATGTAAACAGAAGTTTCTTTTTGATGTAATTCTTTAATTTCTTCAACACGGTCATAACTGAGTGTACGGAGCTCTAACACAGCCTCTTCACCGCACTCTTGCGACCAACGTTTATGTACGTAAGATTTTGAGATTTTATTTGGTATTTCATGCTGCAATAATATATCCTGTACACTTCTCATCATTACACCGCCTCAATTGTATCTAAAAATTCATATTTTGTGAAAGTAAATGGTGCTGTAATATTCCCTTTTGTTCCAACTTTCCAGTCAGCAACGGTTAAATCATCGAAAGAAACGTTTCTCAATACAACACGTTCTGCACCATATGCATCCGGATCGCTTAATTTAGAAGTCACAGTAAATCTGACATCTTCACCTTTATTAATTTTAGTACCGATTAGATTAGCCATTCTGCTGGATACTTTATACATCTCCATAGAGCCGGTACCTTTAATTGCGAGAATTTTGCTGTCAACTTCCATTTGTCCGCATTGCTGCACATCTTCTTTTGTAAAAGCATGTTTTGCTTGAAGGGCATAACATTCACCCACATATTCACCATCAAGCCAAACTTCTCCCCATGTACCTGAAATTACTCGTTTTGCACTATCAAATGCCATAATTATGCTCCACCTTTCTTTATTAAACTGCAACGTTGAGGGATACTTCCTCAATTGCATCCAACACTTTTACGGTTGCTTTCAAAAATACTTTATCTTCTGTATCCGCTTCGCGAATTTCTTGTTCGTCCATTTCATTTACATTGGTGCCTTTTTCTTTTAGAAATGCAGTTTGTGCATCCAAATCAATTTCAACAGAAGAAGTGCCTTCCTGCAAAATACCGGCAGCCTCCATTTCTAAAAAATAACCTTTGATTGCAGTTAGCAATAGACATTTATTGTCATAGCTGTTTGCAAACTTACCAATGTAAGTATCTTCAATTGTGGTTGCCAAGTCATAACGAATCATATCCAAAGCTTCCACAATTTTAATTTTCTTAAAGATTTCATTTTTACCTTCGCCAATCGTTTTTAGGCTGGTAACACCACGAGCAACTTTTACTTTTTTGCCGTCATGCATAAGAATGAATTCTCCATTATCAATTGCAGTGTCCATATCACTTTTATTTTTGCGCTCAATATTGCTAACTTCGGTGAGTGGTGCATAAGTGCAAGAAATGGTCATTGGCGTACCTGCAATTAAACCGGCAATACGACTGCAAAATGCATTTGCCTGATATGTTTTTTCACCAACAGTAATAGCATCGGTAGAAAAATTAATAATCGCTTCACTGTCAGCTGCCAATTTTGGCAAAATTGCTTTCGGTGTGGTATTTTCTTTTCTTCTTTCCAGAATCCATGTTTTGATTTCTGTTGCTTGTGTTTCATTTGTGGTATATGGTCCAACCAAATAATCAATTTGCTGTGTAGCCATATAATCCAAACCGGCTTTCAGACTTGGAAATTGTTCTTCCGGTTCTCCGGTTACTTTAATTGCATAAATCACCAGTGACCTTGGTTGATTGATATAACCCGTAAAAGCACGTTCAATATAAAGTTTATTCTCTTCACTGAAACGTGTATCCATATCAGAAACTTTAGTAATTGTAAAAGCACCTTCAACAATAGGATCTTGCAAAATCATTCCAACAACACCTTTTTGAGACATCTTAATGGAATTATCTGCTACTGTTTGAAAAACAATGTTAATACTTGGTAAACCCATATTCATACTCCTTTTAAATCAATAATTGCTTCCTGAATCATTGGAAGTTCTTCCATTTGATCTGTGCGTACATCTTCATAAAAACATTGTAGTTCTATGTAAGCACAGTTTTTTTCCTGTCCTCCTGTACCGGCCCGAACAGAAATAGACCTATCTGAGACAGATAAATATCCCTGCCTCAATAGATTTAAAACACCCAACTGCATGTTTGTTAATTGTTCCATACCGTTTAAGGTATCATCTGCAATGATACAAGACAACGTAATGTATTCTGTAATGGAAACCAAAAAACAAGATGCATCTTGTATATCAGTCGCAATAGACTGAATCAAAAAACAAGGATATTGGGCGTCCTGCGGCAGTGCATTTGCATATACACCGTAATCTGGATATGCTTGTGCCAATAGCCGCGAGATTTCAGATGAAATTTGCTGATAAGATAGCATTTATCCATCTAACTCCTTTGCTAATGCATCTGCAAATTTTTCTGCCTCTAAAATGGCTAGTGCCTCAAGCCGCGGCAGCATAGAATCATCAGGCACTGTAATCATTTGAGAATCAGAATAACTATGTGAATTGGTTTTTCGTTCAATTTCTTTTTGAATTACAGTGCGAATATCATCAGTTAAAGTTTGACAATCAGTCAAAGCCCGATTTATAATTTCCGCCATGTCCGTTTCCAATTCAGCCAATCCAATCATTTTAACCGGCATAATTAAACTTATCCTCCTATTTATTTACTCCTATACCAATCATCTTCGATACGAACAATAGTTCTATCAAAGATAAAAAATAATATGTATCTCTCGCAACTCAAACGCTATTTACAAAAGATGTATTTCTTTTTGCAAAGATGATACATATGATAGGATGATGTAATGAAAAGAACAAACGTTCCGTCCACACTTATATCTTACAGTGAAAGTACGTCCCTTGTGTGACCCTTTTATACACAAATTATAATAACTTTCCATAGTTGTTCTAATAACCAAACAAATCCTTACAATTACCCTTTCTTCTGGTCCAGTAAACAGAAAAATTTTCTTCGCATAAAATAAAACTGGCGTCGTCCACATGGTACTCCCATATGTTCATACGTGATATCTCCGTCACATTTTTTAAAATAAAAGGATACAATCCTCCAACCGCTTCTTGTGCTGTTTGTTCTATTAGTCCAATATCCCTGGATAATTTATTTGTCTTATCCGTTTGCTGTTCTGCGAAATTTGTCAACATATGTGTATTTTCTGATCTCTTTGATGTCGGTTCTGATGTTACACTATAGCAGCGCTGTAACTCTTCTTTTTTTTCACGATATTGCTGACAAAAATAATATAATTCTCTATATCTGCTTAATGAAATTCCAAATTCTTCTAAGTTTAAATCTCTTTTGTTTGACAT